AATCTCAGAAATATAGTAAGTTGATTGTGGGGAAGACGATAAACGTTTTCTGTAGAAATTATATAAAGTATTTACTATCCCAGTATCAATCCCAACACGTTCTAAATCTACTACAGGGTCAATATAGATTTCATTATCTAATAAAGAATAGTTTGAGAATGTAGCATCATTCCCTACAGGTGAAATCTTATTCCCATTTAAATCAAATACAAAAAATTCAGCATAATCTGTATTAGGATCAAACTGATTAGTTTCTATATTGGAGGTAATTAAAGACTCATCTGAGGTGGAATATACCTCGGATGTGAAATTATTTGGGTCTAATGGTATAATATTATTGGCCATTGGCTAAATCAGCTAATTGTTGTCTTGCTTCTAAAAGTTGTTGCCTAAGTGAAGTAATTTCTTCTTGCAAGGCTACTAGTTCTTCATTTACAGGAGAATAGTTTATATATTCGGTACTCTGTATTATTAAAGTTTCATGGGAATTATCTCCGGTTTTAGGAATTTCAAAGAATAAAGTATTGTAATCTTGAAAAAATTCTTCAACTGTAGGTGTTTCTGCTGTTGTATCTTCTAAAGCAGGGTCAACAAGTTGAGAAAAAGAAGTATTAATTACTTTTTCGTATTGTCCTTTATTGTAAACCTCTTTATTTAACTCTATTTTTTGTTGCATTACCCATTAACTACTTTAAAGTAATAGTTATCATCATAAATTGTAGTACTTCCTCCTGAGGTTACTTGGATTAAAATCTGATAGTATCTTTCAGGTTCTAACCCATTCATATAAATATCAAAGTAGCTAGAAGTCTCATCAGCACTTATTTGAGTATAAGTAGAATCAAAGTCCACTACAAATTCATTCGTATCTAAATCTTTAATAGCATACATTGAAGATCCAGATGGAAGGTAGTTCTGTTTGGTATATAATGAAGAAGTTTGGAATACCCTAGCTGGGTATTTGGCTCTTACATTTAATCTAAATCTATTTATACTACCTGAATAGAAAATGCCTGGGTTTTCTTCTAGTGAGACAAAAGCATTAGGTTGGGTTAGGGTAGGTATAGCGGAAGAGGTATTATATGAAAAATCATCCCATCTAAATTCTAATTGAGGGGGGTAAATTGTATTAGTATCAACACTATAGTATTTTAATATAGGTTGGATATCTTTATCTGTATTAAATTCAATAGAATCATTCCATTTTAAAATAAATCCATCGTTATCTCTAGAACCGCTATACCAATCATGTACTGCTTCTGTAGTTTTTATACTTAAGTCTTTATCACTTCTTACCCCAAATTGTTGTGTATAAGGATAAGCAATTTGAGATGGAGATGAAGTTGCAGAAGAACTTAAAAACCAAACACCACCACCTTGAGAAGCATATGTTGTATCATATGAACTAGTGGAATTTATCCCATCTCCAGTTTCCCAAGATACACTTGAACTTCCTTCTTGTGGGGAACCCCAACAACATCCGTCAGTGGTAATAGGGCTATCTAAAAATTGCCCTGTTCCATTGTTCCAACTTTGTGATAAAGGAAAGATTTCTAAAGTAGAAGTTTGAGTAATACCTTGAGCAGTAGCTATAAATGATTTTAAATATACATCGAATGTACTTCCACTTATCTTATTATCTACAACATCCGTTATTTCACTACTATTAAATTGAATTAAAGATCTAGCCACACTAGGAAAAGTATTCAACCCAGTGTTTATATTAGATACTTGATTTATGGCATCTAACCCAGCATTTTGAGTGGGAGTAAGAGAGTATAGAGTACTATCTTGTATTGGAAAAATTTTATATACTGCCATAATATTCTAGTTATAGAGTTTCAATTCTTGTGCCTCCAGGAATCCCACCTCCACTATTACCACTACCAATTTTTCCTGGTAATCCTGGGTCAAAGTAAGGTTTTTTAGGGGTGTAAGGTTGGGTGGTTGTGAATGATTTAGTTTCTGATCCTATTCTAGTAACGTAAGGAACATTAATTGGTCCTCCTAATGGGGATGGATTTTCTAAATCTAAATCTGAGTTTTGGAAGTTGTCTTCTTTGGCTTTAGAGTTATTAGATCTAATCTGTCCCTCAGGAGATTGAGCATATTCATCTTTTAAAATATTATAATCAGAATTAAAAAATTTTTGTAATAGTCCCATAATTATAAGTTTACTACTTTACCTTTAATATCTGTATTAGGAAATCTTACTTCAAAAATCATAGGGTCAATTGAAGGGTAAATTACATCATCTAATGTAGCTCCATTTAAATCATATGCGTATTGAGAATAATTTCCACCTACTTTATTTTCAAATTCTACTTTTTTAACAGTTTGAACACCTTGTACTTTATCTAAAAGTAAGAATATTTCTTTTTTCTGGATTGGTTCATTGATTTGCCATTTATCCAGGTTAAAGTATGATTGTACCTCTGTTAAACATCTACGTAATACATCATTATTATTAAAATTAGGTCTAACTGTTATTTCAAACGTTATCCCAAAATTAACATAGAATGCATTTTTAATATTGATCGAATCTCCAATTACTCTATAGGTTGAAAGATAAGATTGTAAGTTTTGTTTTAAAGCCGTAGAAGCATTTGTAAGGTTACCATTTGCATTTTGGCTTAAAACATATAAATCTAATGTTGAAGGTATAGTTCCGGGTTGAGCGTTTTGTAATTTTGTTTTTTCAATATAAGCTTTAGCAACTACACCATATCTTGAAGGCATTGAAAGTGCTCTAACTAGATAATCATCTGAGGTTACACTACGTAATTGGGTTTGAAATTGGGAAATAGAGTTTTGTCTAATTTCCTCAGTTGAATCCCCATCACTACCACCTGTGGCTGCTTCAAGATTGTTTACAGCTAAAGAATCAAATATAGTTTGTGCTGTCCCAGCAGTTAAACCTGTGTTTTGGAAATTAACTGTACTATTACTTAAAGTGGTTAATTGTCCTGAATTTACATTGGCTGTAGCTCCACCTCCTGTTAAATACCTTACTGTTAAAGTAGTTTGAGAAGGGGCAATACCATAAGTATTTGTAAAAATAAAGTTTTGGGGAGAATAGGCTGCAGTTAATTTATTTTTCTCAAATGGTAAACCTAAACCTACATTATTTGGGTTAGGTGTTACCTCCTCATCAGCATCACTAGTTTTACCTGCACCAAATTGGATTTGGATTTGATTTTCTGAGATAATTCTAGAGGCAAATCTGCGTTGTACTCTTTTATTTTTAAGTAAATAAGGAGTATCCCCATCCGAAGATAAATTAGGATCGTTTACATTAGTATTTTTGATAGAATCAAATACCATTTCCTGTCCTAAATGGTCTACTTCATACCAAGTATTCCCATCACTATCTACAATATCTAAAATACCAATTAAATTATCGGCGGTAATAGTACGAGTTGAAAACTCTTCAGGTGTTGTAAAACTAAATGTTGTAGTATTGATTGTAGCTGAAATTGCTCTTCTGCTCTTCTTTAATAAGAAATATGAAACTGAACCTCCACTTTGTTCATATATTGAGATTGTGGTTGGATCTTCTGAGGAAGAAACACTAAAATCAACTGGGTCTTCTACTAGGAATTTAATATTAGAATTAGTAGCAGAAGTAATTTGAGAATTTTCTCCAATTAATAAAGCATAATTGTAGTCTGGTAAATCACCTGAAGCGGGTATTTGTTGATAGAAATCAATAGTAGCTTCAGCAACACCCGTTACTTTAGGTTTGTACCCCATCATGTAAGCTAAATCATATAGATTGTTAGCTTCACGAGCGTATTGTAAGAATGTTTCTTGGAATTGATTATCTTGATAAAACGATAAAACGTCACCTATATAGGCAGACATTTCCATAAACATGATACCCGGAGAAGATGGGCTAAAATCATTATAAGTAGTAGGGAAATATGTTTTAGAAAAGTCAACTAAACTTGTTCTAAGATTATTAAAATCCCTATTAATATATTTTATATCTCTATCTACAGCCATTAGTCAAATGTTATATTTAAGGTATCAGTTATACCTGTATTTTGTATTCTATATTTTAAAATAACGTCTATAATTTGTTCATCTCCTCGACTTAAAACATCTAGACTTTCAATTATAACTGTAGGGAAATATGTTCCTAATTGGTTTTGGATATCTTCTTTTAAAAAATCTAAAGTATCATCAGCTAATTGTTGAAATATAAATCTACGTAAATTACCCCCAAATTCAGGATTTAATGGTCTTTCACCTTGATTAGTTAAAAACCAATTTACTAAATTAGCTTTAACTGCTTCTTGTGTAGTAAAAGTAGTATTAAATACTGCTTCACCACTAAAAGGAATACTAACTCCAACCCCAGTAGAGGGTTTAAAGTCAATGGGTGCTATTTTACGAGCATTATATGCCATTACTTGCTATTCATCAATTCCATAATTTGATCTAAACCTACATTACCAGCAGGAAGAGAAGATCCTTCAGAAACTGTATCTCCTCCAGTTGGTCTAAATGTATTTACATCTGATGAGTTTAGATTCATGTTCCCATCTCCAGTCATCATTTTATTCATGATATCCATTCTAGCATTTTTTTGTTCTTGTAAGTTAGAAGGAGATGATTGAAAAGAAGGTTCTGGGGTAGAAATTACGGATTTAGGAGATTTAACTGCCTCAAGGAGAATATCTTTTAATTCTTCTTGAATAGCGGCTTTTACCTCTTCTCTAATAATTTTTCTAAGTTCGTTTAATTTCATGGTTATAAATATTAGTTTAATATGCTTTTAAATCGTCTCGGTCAATGATAAATTTAATTTCTTCTATTAACACGTTTGGATATGAAGCGAATGAATACTCTGTGGTTAAAAGTACTATATTTGATTTATTTTTGGCAACTGCTCTACTTTGAGTAACTGTATCGGTATAAGGTTTAGTTTCAACATCCAATACAAATCCTTTATAAGTACCTTCATTTGGGGATCTTTGTGCTAAATCTTCATTCTCAGCTAAAGTATTAATTGTAGGTGAGGTATCAGTTAAATCTGCAGTAGGAGAACATAACTGGATTAAAAGATCTAGTGATTTAAGTAGAGTAGTAATTTTTAGAATAACAGATTGCACAGCTGATATAGATGGGGATACTGATGAGGCTAAAGTGGTTAAGGGTGGTAAACGAGGTGTACCATCCTCTTTAAATGTAGTTTGATCTTTTACATCACCTAAAGTATCAATAGCAGCAGGAACAGCACCTGGTAAAGCTGGTGGTGGAGTAATACCCATTGCTATAGTAGCTGTAGTTTTAGTTTTACCTAAATTTTGTATTATCCCTTGTATTAGAGAAGCTATACCAGATGTAAAGTTTACAGTAGCAGCTAATCTATCTAAATCAACTCCAGTATTATTTAAAAAACCAACTATATCGTTTCTTTGGCGAACTAAATTATCTAATTCAGGTTTAGTAGGACAATATTTTTGCTTTAACTCTTCAGGGTTAGCTCCACCATCCATTTCTCCTTTAAGTTGTTCTATGCCAAATATAGCTATTAAAGCGGTTAA